TGCAATAGCATCTGCATTAGCCTTAATATCAGCCTTAACAGTAGTATCATCATATGTAGCCTCGCTCTTTGCATCAGCAACAGCTTGGTCTACTTCTGCCTTAGTATAAACATCAGCCTTATTAGCCTTATCAGTCTGTAATCCTGTAATAGCAGTTGCATTAGCATCAGCCTTCTTGTCAACAGCAGTAACAGATTCCTTGGTAGCTAAATCTGCAAGAGCAACACCACCATCAGATACAGTACCGTCTGCATTAGCGGTTACTACGTGACCAGCGGTAGCACCGGTTAACTTTGCCATTAAACCACTAATATCAGTCTGTGGAAGGGTAATTGTGTAAGCTGGCTCAGTTGTTCCAACTGGTTCAGAAACACGGTAAAACTTTAAAGTATTGCCATCAATAGCAACAGTCTTTAAAGACTTTGCATCAGCAGCGTCAACATAACCCTTAATTAAACTATCATAAAGATTAAGATTTTCAAGAGTAAATACTTTTAATTGTGCCATAATTAAAATCCTCCATTTCTTTGTTTTTATTTAAAAAGGTCTTTAACCTCTTCACTCGTTGTTTCTTTAATTTTTTCATCAATCTTTTTGTCTACTTTTTCGTCAATAATGCCATCTAAAGTTTCATTAAACATATTGTCAATATAACTTTCCATGTCTAACTTAATGGAATCTTCTAGTGCCAACATTTTAGAGTCAACATATTCGTTGGTGACATATCCTTTTTCATTTAAGAACACATCTGTAACATAATTGCTCTGCTCAATAATAGAACCATCAACTATTTTAAAATTTTCAATAGAATCAGATGTAATTCTTTTAATAGAAATTCCATCGGAGTCATTAACAATTAATAAATCTCCATCACTACTTAGATAAAATGCATCACTATCTTCAATAATTTGATATTGACCTTTAATTTTATATGTACCGGAAGATAATTTGCAAACAACAAGTTTATTGTCCAATGTGCCAACTAAGTTTTTAATTGGAACATTCAGTAACGCATCATAATCAATTTTACTTGGGTCTTTATATAATGGAACTACGTTATATTTTCCATAACTATAATTTACAATATAACCCCTATAAACATCTTCTTCTAAAATTGAAACTATTTGTCCAACATAAGTATCTTCTGCGCCATTTAATATATTTTCTGCTTCCTCTATACTATTAAAAACATATATTCTTGCTTTAATTGCAAGAGGTTTAAACTCTTCAGTGATAATGTAATATTCTTTCGTATCTTTGGTAAACACAAAGTCATAAGCATTTAATACTCCATCATCAATCTTTTGAATCATACTATCATAGGTAAGATAACCAAATTTTGCTCTTGTTTCTGCCATATTTAATCATCCTCCCCTTCTGTGATTACTTGAATTAGTCCTTCGGTACTTGCCGTTGCAATAACACTTCCAAGACCATCAAGGTCAATCTTATCACCAATCGGAACTCCTTCGGATATTAAGTATAATTCATGTGTTTCCTCATCAACTGCAATATTATCTGCTTTTGATACTGCCATAATATCATTCATTTCTTCGAGTGCCTTGATTTGAGCTTCTGTCTTCAGAATTCGTTGGTCAATTGCATTTAAAGAAGAATCTGGAACAATATCACTCCATGCCGAAATAGGAGTTATAGTAATAGTAGTAGTTGTTGTTTTTCTCACATACTGCAAATCTTTTCCTTCTTCATCTAAATCAACACTTATAAATGTAAGTTGAATTTCGATTTGTCCTTCTTCTTTGGTTAAACAAGTATCAAAAGGTAATGTATATTCTAAATGTTCTTTATATAATTCATCTGACTTTTCCAATATCTCAGAACGATGCAATCTAGTTTGTGGCGTTAAGTATTCCATATATACTGTAAAATTTGACATATCTAAGTCTTTGTACATTGGATCAACTAAAAAATGCAATTTATCAACCAGCTTACTTCGTTGCATAATGCGTTCTTTAACAGATGTTACAAGTTCATTATCTTTTGTAACCAAAATAGTATACATTAATTATTCCTCCTTTCTTAAGGTCGATTTTTATATAAAAACAACCTCTTGAAAGAGGTGTTAATAGTTACTAATTTATACAATCTCTAATAATTCTCTGTTTTTGTAATTGGTCATAATCATCAAATTTATCCCAAGGTACCAAATAACCTTGTGGTTCAATTTGACCACTCCAATCGTAGTATTTTCCTTGATATTTAAAAATAAAATGTCCTTGAACAACTTCATAGAAGATTTCACCGGTTGAAAATGCGGCTTTGCAAGCCAAAGCGAAAAAATAGCAGTTACCATTCAACCAATTACAATTAATGGGGAATCTCCTTTTAGTAAATTCTATAATCTCATCTATATGAATCATCCTTTATTTTCACATTAACAAAGCCCACCATCCGAAAACAGTGGGCTTCAACCGTAATTAGTACGGCTCTCTCAATTAGCTCAAATCCGGTTTAATACACGTACCGCCCCGGTAAAAATCTCCAACGGTTTTTGTTCAATTTTTATCTTTAACGCAGATTCACGGTCTTCTCTCTACTTTACTGCAAGAGTAACGTATTACGATTTTGAACTTTTATCGTTTATACGGCGTTAAGGTTACTTCCTCATTCTGGGATACGCCGCAACCCCTCCAATTTAGTTGCTTTGGTAAGCAAAAGAGTGTAAAGCACTAACTATCTCTTCATCGGTCTGTACACAACCAGTTATTTAGGACTTGCGAACTTGTGCTATCCATGCTACCATTTATGTCCTATAGACGGAATTTATTTTGCCCACTCAAGGGTTCTTTTACCTCTATCACGCCAGTGATAGAATAACTGTATGTTTCACTTAAAATGGGTATTTCATTGGTTCAGTGAAAGTGGGTGAAAGAGTGAAACTAGATTACAACAGAGTCTTTTAACTTTCTTACCTTAGAAGTGTCTTGCTTAATATAAAATTTCTTCGTAACATCAGTCCCGGAATGGTTCAACATAGTAGAAACATCTTCTAAACTTACACCTTCGTTTTTGAGTAGGGTAGCATAACTATGTCTGTAATCGTGTGGGTGGAGTGTTGGTACTCCGATCATGTTTCCAATTTTCTTACACCAATCATTAAGAGTGCTATTATTAATCGCTTTATCTTCAGATACATAAGGACTAACAAATACCCAACCGTGGTCATTAATATTTTTCTCTTTTCTCTCTTCTACAAGTCTCTGCAAATATTCTTTCGTTTCTTGACTAAAACTTAGCTCTACAATCTTTCCTTCTTTTTCTAATACATCGGAAAAAATACGCTCATCCCAGTCAATTTGTTCCCACTTAAGATTTGCAATTGCATTCACTCTACCCATAGTGGTAAGAGATACAAATGCATATGCTTGTAACTGTACATCTCCATATTCTTCTAGTTTTTCACGCATTAATTGCACCTGGTCTTTTGTAAGATATGTTTGTACTGTAACTGCTTGTCCTTGCTTTGGTCTTTCAATAAACTCGACAGGAGATTCTTTAATTAATTTCTTCTTTCTCAAAAACTTATAGAACGCAGAAATAGAAGACATAACACGCTTTTGTCTATTAACATTATTACCTTGTTGTTTACGCCAATAGTAATATTCTTCTATATCTTCATCTGTTGCTTCTAATACTGATAAATTAAATTGATTGTCATGCATATAGATGAACCACTGCTGAAGATCTGAATTATATCCAGAAATAGAATTCGGTGATAAATCACGAATTGACATATCAATCTGATATTTCTGAAACAATTTCAATGTCTCTGGATTTATTTGCTTTAACTTATTTTCGTCATACATACAAATTCTTTTGCTTCGTTCTGCCACTTATTTCAACTCCCTTCATCCTAAAATAGAAAAAGCATATGCAGTTTGACCCACATATGCCTTGATATATTTGATTAAATCATTCTCATAAATCTACGAAACGTATTCTCAAAAGCATTTAATCTTGCATTGATTTCCTCCAACGCCTTTCCATAAGTTGCAGCATCGACTTCCTTGCCGTTTACAATATATTTCTCAGCGTACTCAGATGGGAGAGTAGTTTCACATTCGCCACAGTCACATACCTTGTTGCAATCATCATTACCACACTCGCAACAACACTCGCCACAACACTCATCATATTCTTCATCGAATTCAAGTTCATTGTCTTCTTCGTTGCATGTTAGCACAAACCAATCAGATTCGAATTCAGTATATTCATTCTTTTCCATATCCCTCTGAGCCTTACATGGAACATTTTCGTGAAAGAATACAAAACCATCAGTAGAAAGGTAAACATCCTTTTCTGCATAATATGCTTTATCTACAGTAAGATAAAGTCCAGTTTCTTCATCGTCACCTAATGTAACAATGTATTCTTTATCGTATCCTATACTGTTAATGTCACACATTTCCAAATCTACACAGTCATACATCATAAATACTCTAAGTAGCTCCTTAGCGATATACTCATTAGCTACTACTGAAACCGGATAATCCACATCTACTGTGCTTAACATACAGTCAAAAATATCTTCAATCGTATTGAATCTAAACAAATAAATTCACCTCGCATTATTCGAAAATCTTCTTGAGAGAAGATAAAATCTTAACACAAGCTTCCTTGTGTGCTGGCTTTACCCACTTTTCTCCCTTATTTTCGCCCATCATCACAGTACCGGTACGTTCCGGAACATCCTTAACCTTTACCTTACATACACCTGGAATGGTAACTTCCTCACCTGCAAGAACTGCTTCTCTAACTACTTCTTCCTGTGCCTTAAATACTTCTGCCAAATCCTTCTGTGGGATTTCAATAGTTGCCTTTGCCTGTACTGCCTTAATAAAATCTGCCTTATTCATTTTTTGTTTCTCCTTTTCATCCTTAAATATTTTTTAATAAAATAGGAGAGTGGTAATCGCTATTCAGCAAGCCACTCTCCACAAACCATAGGTTATTTCCGTTTATTAATGCCAGTCGGATTCTGGTCTATAAGAACCGTATCACTCGTACACGGTTTAACTTGTCTTGTTATTGTAACTTAATTATTTAATTAGTAACATATTTTGTGTTACTAATTAGAAAATTGTGTTAGTTTAAAACAATAACTTTAGACTTATCTTTAATAAGATTACCTTCGACATCTTGGCAAATAAATGCAAAACCCATCTTTTGTGGTTTAGTCAATCTGCCATCACGCATAGACAAATCTCATTCCTTTTGTCGTTTTTAAAAATCCTGAGCAACAATGTCTTATACCGACAATACTACACCCCGTATCTCTACTGGCATCATGTATTGTGCTATAAACAACATTGTTGTCTATGCATAAAATTGGTTTATAATTATATTGTCTTTTAAATGGAGAATATGTATAATTCTTTGATTCATCATAATACTCCCAAATCATTCTAACGCCATCCAATTCACCAGCAGTTTTTCTATGATTGGAATTTGAACAACATTGTTGAATTGCGTCTTTGTCAACACCATAAAATTCAGAAGCTTCGTTAATTGTATCAAAAACCTTCATAGTATTTAAACAAATGACTTTTCTTGCGTTCCCGTTATTACTACCAATATTAATAATACCTTTTCTAGCTACACTTAGTTTAGAAGATAAGGCTTCTTTTTGTTCTTGTGTATATCCAGATATGGTGTTTCCACCATCCCCACCAGAAGCAATATTATAGAAATTTTTATTATTAATAGCATCATAATAAGAAATCCAATATTTTTCTCTTTCATTTAGAATTTCTTTTGTCTCACAGTTTTCTATGATTTCCTTTGAAAAATTTTCTTTTCCATATTTCTTTATAGCTTTATTTAGTGTAATACCACTGCCCAAATAATCTTTCCACTTATTGTCTTTATCATATTTCTTTTTACCAATGTATTTTTTACCATTAATAATATTTGTTGTAATGTAAATGAATCCATACATATTTTAAACCTCCATAGTTTTCTACATAATTATTCTCCATTTAAAAAGTGGTCGTACCTTATTTGGCAGACCACTTGTTTAACAGAGTATCTAATTTTTCATCTTTTATATAAACC